GCGAAACATGGACGTGCATTTTCCGAGACTATTTTGGAAAGACAAGAAACGCCCTCGGCTTGTGTCCTGGCATTTCGGAGCAAATGAGCGTCTGCATGAGGCGAAGCAGGAGCTGCCGTTTCTCAAAGGCCTCTCCGATCACCTGATCATGAAATACATTCCGGGTTGTGCTCACGAAACAGTTTTTCAGTACGTCATTCAGGCCAACGAATATGCCAGCTAAGGTGATCGAAAACGTAATTCCTCGCTCGCTTGTCCTCGCTGCCGAGGCGGCATGGCCATCGCCTGAATGGCCCTATTGGCATCGCTACAACGGAGCCACGGCGAACAAGTACGGCAGCATGGATCGCAGCCGAATTCCTCCAGCCTGCATTGCGGCTCTCGATGCGTTGGCACTGGCCGTGATTCCGTTCATCGGGGAATCATTCGTGGATTACGATCTGCACGCGGCTGGAATGCACATGATGCCTCCGGGTGGATTCCTCGGAAGACATCTTGACGCTGAGTGTCACCCGATCAGGCCGTGGAAAAGAACGCACTCGATTGTGCTGTCGCTAAACGAAACCTTTGGCGGCAATCTTATCCTTGAGGGCGTCGGCAAGTTCTCACCGGAGCCAGGGCGAGTAATTGTGTTTGAGACGGCTAGCCAGTGGCATGAGGTCACGCAAGTAGCGGCTGACTCGCAGTGGCGCAAAACGCTAGCCCTGTTTGCATGGCAGATTGACCACAATTGCGACGGCAGGACATCTGCGAATTTTCAGAAGTCATAGTTACGGCAGCGGAGTCATGAACCGCAAAAACGCAGTCTGGGAAGGGCCGCATCCGATCGGGTGCGGCTCACTGCGTTTCCGGATACACGCAAAAACTCGGGCAAAACAAAATCTTTCGCGCAATCCAGCAAAATGATATCACCGCCCATTGACGCCCATGTCGATAGTGATATCATGCCTGCATCGAGACGCAGTGTGTGACTCGGACGCAAAACCAAAGTGAGGCCGCAAGCCTCGGGGAGAATTGAAATGGCGACACAATACTACACCGTTGCAGTTGAAACGGGATCTTGCTGCATTGATGACCGATCAGTCATGGAGCAGCGTTGCACATGCGGACACAAGCACAAGAGTCGCGATGCTGCTGAAAAGTGCATGGAAAAGCTGACTAAGCGGGACAAGAACGGCAACTGCTCTGCGCAGTGGTACAACAGCAAGATACACGATCAAGATCAGCGACGGGCGTAGGCTTACGCTAATTCCCTCGCCAGTCCGGTGCGGCCATAAGCAAGCTGCACCGGCCTCGGCTGGTTCAATCCGGACTGGCGACTTTTCAAGACTGACCGCAAATGCCAACACTCGCAACAATCCGCAATCTGCAAGCCCGCATCATTTACGCCGAGCACGACGGCAACCACGCCGAAGTCTTGCGGCTTAAGAAGGAACTGGAGAACGTGAAGTGACAAAGAAAGTTAAAGGCAATCCTCAACTGCTGCTGCGTGTTCCGCCGGAACTGCAAAAGCCATTGGCGGATGAGTCAGCAAAGACCGGCGAGACGAGGCAGGGTGTGCTGTGGAGGATCGCGGCGAAGTATTTTAAGGGGCGGAAAGCGTGAATGCTGTAACTGATTACAGTCGATTCGTTGAAAAGAAATCGCAGTGGCTGAATGAGTCCGGATTTGAAGCCGACGCACTTCCGGAATTTCTGTACGACTTCCAAAAGCATCTTGTGCAGTGGGCGTTAAGAATGGGTCGCTCAGCGATCTTTGCGGATTGCGGAATGGGCAAGACTGCAATGCAGTTAGCGTGGGCTGAAAAGATCATTGAGCGAACAAATAGGCCCGTTTTGATAGTCACTCCTTTAGCCGTAGGTGCCCAAACAGTCGAGGAAGCGGATAGATTTGGCATCAAGGCCTTTAGGTCGCGAGACGGCAAGCACGACGGCAGCACTCAGTGCGTTGTCACAAACTATGAGCAGCTTCACAAGTTTGATCCGTCTACGTTTGCGGGTGTCGTTTGCGATGAGTCTAGCGGAATAAAAGACTTTAAGAGCGAGCGAAAGGCGACTGTAGTTGAGTTCATGCGAACAATTCAATTTCGACTGCTCTGCACGGCAACGGCTGCCCCTAACGATTTCTGGGAACTTGGCACGTCATCAGAGGCACTCGGGTTGCTCGGCTTTCGTGACATGATCACAAAGTTTTTTAAACAGGAAACGTCAAAGGATCATCACGGATGGGGCCGCACAAAATACCGTTTTCGCGGTCACGCTGAAGAACCGTTTTGGTCGTGGGTTTGCTCGTGGGCAAGATCAATTCAAAAACCCTCTGACCTCGGGTTTGATGATAGTCGATTTATTCTGCCGCCACTGACCGAGCGAGCACACATCATCGAATGCACGAAGGCAAGAGCCGGAAATCTTTTCGCGATGTCAGCAAACGACATGCGAGAGGAGCGAGAAGAACGCCGCGTAACGATCAAGGAGCGATGCGAAAAGGCTGTCGAACTGGCGAACAATCACAATGGATCTACCGCGTTGTGGGGCGAACTGAATCCCGAATGTGATCTGCTTGAAAAGATGCTCGACGATTGCGTGCAGGTCAAGGGATCAATGAGTGATGAGCAGAAGGAAGAATACCTGCTTGGATTCGCAAAGGGCCAGATTCGTCGGCTGGTATGCAAGCCTAAGATTGGAGCGTGGGGCCTCAACTTTCAAATCTGCAATCACGAGGTGATCTTTCCGAGTCACTCTTTCGAGCAGTACTACCAAGTCGTGCGGCGATGCTACCGTTTCGGGCAAAAGAATCCCGTAACAATCGACATGGTGTTAAGTGAGGGCGAGCGAAAAATCGCTGAGAACCTCGACCGAAAGAAGCAGCAAGTGCAGCGAATGTTTCAGAGTCTCGTGGCTCATATGCAGGACAGTATGCACCTAGTGTCGAGTGATTATTTCCCGGAGAAAGAGCAGGTTCCGTCATGGCTGTAATGGATCAAGTTATTTGCGATCAGTACGCGATTTACAACGGCGATTCAGCCGAAGTGCTGCAGTCGATACCAGACGAGTCGGTCGGCATGTCAATTTACTCGCCGCCGTTTGCAACTGAGAACGGAGGGTGCTTATACAACTACAGCAGCAGCGTTCGCGACTTGTCTAACGCACGAACGTACGCCGAGTTTTTTGAGCACTACGGATTCATTGTGAAGCAGATTCACAGAGCGATGAAGCCCGGTCGAATTTCGGCAGTGCATTGCATGGATGTACCAAAGCAAGGGGCCAACATTTGCGGGTACACAGACTTTCCGGGCGACATTATTAGGCTTCATGAGTCGCTCGGATTTGAGATGCTTCCAAGAATTTGCATCTGGAAAGAACCTCTTGCAGTTCGGAATCGAACAATGAGTAAAGCGTTGGCACATCGTCAGATTTGCGAGGACGCAACTTTGACGAATGTCGCATCAGCCGACTACCTGATTCCGTTTAGAAAACGCGGAGTCAATCCAGAGCCAGTTACTCATCCGAACGGATTGTTTGAGTATCACGGCGAACGTGAAATTCCAAAAGAACTACTGAAGCTCAAGGGATGGAAAGGAAACCAGATTGAGAACAGATACAGCCATTGGATCTGGCGACATTATGCGTCATCGTTTTGGGATGACATCAGGATAGAAAACGTTTTGCCATACGAGGAGTCGAAAGACGAAGGCGACGAGCGACACCAGCATCCTTTGCAATTGGATGTAATCGCACGGGCCGTGCAGATGTGGACAAATCCCGGAGACGTTGTTTTGACTCCATTCATGGGAGTCGGATCAGAAGTTTATGCACCAGTTATTCAAGGTCGTCGCGGCGTCGGATGCGAACTGAAAACAAGTTATTACAGGCAGGCTGTAAAGAATCTTGCAGCAGCCTGTCAGCCAAAAAAGGCAGATCCTCAGAGAACTATGTTCGAGATGGAAGACGAGCTTGAGGAGGCCGCAACATGAGCCAACTAACCCTTGGTTTTGACACCCCTGCAAACATCTCCCGCAAATCAGACCCAATAACCAGCCAGAAATCAGCAGTCGAAACAGAGCTGCGAATCAACACGTTGCAGAGCCTTGTTTTGCAAGCCATAAATGACGCACCAAAGCCAATCACG